TGTGGCTATCCTTCTTTGTTCCCTGTAAACCCGATCCGGGTCACGGGACTGATCTCTATTCCTCTTCATGCCGCCTCCTCTGCGGTCAATGATGGCACCCCCTCCCATTTCTCGCGCACCCAATATCCGCTCGCGTTTACAACCATACCGCGAGCATCCATCTCTTCAACGGTAAGGCACCTGCGGGGGATCTTCTTGCGCACTCCATCTACCATCACATTCCCGATTCGATGTTCATCGAAAGCGCCGACACTGTTGAAGTAGTGTCCGCACCCGCTGCATCTGCACCGGCTCATCCCAACTGTTAGTTTCTCATTCATCCCAGTGAACCCTCCCGCCAAACCTGCGAGCGTCTGACTCTATACGCCTGCGGACATCGTCAATACTGTAGTACCCAGTCCACAGCCACCACCAAAACCTACTGACCTTCTGTGTAAAAGTCGAAAGATAAGTCACGGCTTTCCTCCTCGAAGTCGACGCGCTTTTCCAGCGCACGTCTTGAAAACAGTTTGCCGGTAAGGCTCTTCCTGCCGGAGCGGCTCATGCATCGCATGCGAATTTTCTCCGCATCGAGATCCAGCATGTCGCAGATCCAGCGCAGCGAACCAGCCTCTTGGGAGTCGCTGTTTATCCAACGCGCCGCCTGCGCACGCACGACCCTGTCTCCTCGAAGGTCAATATCGCAGATGGCTTGGCTGATAACACTAGCCCACAGCTGTCTTATACCCTGATCATTCACCGATCTTCTCCAGCGCATCTGCTGCGCGGTTGCAGTACCAAGCGGCCTTGCGAATGCTCTGCGAAAACTTGCCCTTCGTCGGCCTACTCACGTACTTCAGAACGTTTCCTACGCAGTGCGCGACTATGCCCGGTACTTTCTTAAAGTAGTCCTGAGCAAGTACCGCTTCTATGTAGTCGATGGTCTCGATGCCACCGGGCATCTGGTAATGCGGTGGCTTGTTAACCATGTCGGGGGGCGAGGCATGACTCTCGATCTTGGTTTGAAATCCGCCCTCCTGCTTCAGCCTATCCATGACGCTTCGGATTTCATCCTCGTTCCTACCAAGTTCATAAGACATACCCCGCCCCCTTACTTATCGAGCCTGCTTGATGCCGGCCTTCTCTGCCTTTTCAGAGATTTCCCCTGCAGCAAGCAGTCCGGCGTGAAGGATCTTGTAGGCCTCAACCATTGCGACCAGCAACACGCGAGACACCTGAGTTTCTGGGGAGAGATCTTCCTCCAGACGAACCTCTGCCTTCTTCTTCGCGCTCTTCGTCTTCTTTGTTTTTGACCGGGACATCATCGTTAACAATCTCCGTTGTTTGAAAACTAGTCATGCAGTTCATGCAGCGGCGTTTGCGAATCGTCATTGGGTGACCGCTGCCGCTGTAACTGATCCTCGTATCGAAGATCAACGTCTTCGAGTTGCAAGATGGACAGCGCATCAGTTACCTCAGAATGGAACGCTTTGCCAGACTGGGCACCCGTGAGAGACGCTGCAGTAATTGGCACAGCGCTTGTACTCACCGCGACGGTGAACCACTGAGTGTCCATTGCCTGCAGAATCTGCCGCAGAGTTCGCCTCCATCTCGCTGCTGAACAGCTTGACGGCTGACTTCCTGCCCTCCTTCATCAGCGCCCACACGTCACTCGTCTTCCACCGCTCCTCGTCGGTGCAAGGCTCAGGACGCGCAGCCTGATGCAGCCTAACCCGCTCGTTCAGGAAGTTGTCCTGCTCTTCCGCCGTCCACAGAGGGACAGGGATCACAGCAACCTGAGACTCCGGGTAGTCATCACCGGCAAGCGTCTTGCTCTGCACCCAGTCGCGGAAGATGGCAATGATCTGAATGCGGTTGACGTTGAACCTGACATCGCCGGTCTCCGCCATCTGTCGACGGCACAGCGCGGCCAGTAGATTCAACTGCTGTTCCCACTCAGGCTTGCCCTTGCGCGACCACACTGACGTGACCTTGAAGTCCATCAGGGTGCCGGCTTCGAGGACGTCCATCTGTCCGCTGACAGACCAGCCCTCAACAGTCGTGAACAGTCGAGTCTCGACAACTGCGTCTGTAGTTCCCTCCGGGTAGGCTCGCTCAAGCACCGTGTGTACGGACTGCCCAAGCAGAGACCAGATCCGATCGGCGACATCCTCCTGCGGCTCAACAGTCTCCCGCAATTTCCGTTGGAACGGCGGGGAGATCAGCTGAGTGACGCTGATGTCAGACTTGCCGCGGCTGTACCCATCGTTGGTGACAGCAGCGACAATCGAGCGCGGCAGGTTCAGTTTGTTTGTGAGCATTGGCCTTCCCTCACGAATGAAGATGCAACCAAGACACGTTGCGTACTGCCCGAAGAGATCCGCTTGCGTCTCCCGCTGTCAACGATCAGCCCCTTCTTGATCAAAGGGGCGAACCGTGGGGTGATGCTGTTGCTCTTGATGTCCGGCATCAACTGCACGACATCGTCTGCCGCACAGCCTGCCGAACCAAACGAACGGATCTTCTCGTAGACCATCTCCTCAAGACGGGCAGTACTGATCTTGGCGGCAGCGACATGGCTGGTGTCCGGATCTGACGATCTGGCCAGACCACGGCTGCCGAACAAGTCATTCGTCCTGAAGTCGAACAAGTCTTTCATGGCTTCCATAAACTTAGAAAGGGATGTCATCGTTCAACTCTTCAACGCCACCGTTTGAGAGTTCAACGCGATCCTTTGTTGCGACGGCCCGTGAGTATTCAGGCGACTTCTGGATGGCTTCCTGCAGACCCTTGGAGAGGGACGAGAAGGCAGCCGCATCGAAGTTGTCGAGAGAGAAGATCATGCTCTCGTTGACCTGCGGACTTGCCTTCATGCCCGGAAGCAGCGGCATGATCGATGCGATGTTCGCGTAGACCTTGCCGTTGTTGTTGGCGTGAACGATGTTGACCACGCAGGGCGCACCGATGATGTTCTTCATATCGAACCGCGCCTCTTCCTCCTTGGTGAACTGGCGACCGCGCCAACTCTCAAGGACAGAGCGAAGCTTGCTCTTCTCACCAATGCTTGCAGTGAACCGCTCGCTGACAGAGAACGGCTTGCCGGCCAACTTGCCGTCAGGGATCACAGCATCCGGCAGTTCCCAACTGATGAGAACCTTGCGCTGCTTCTTCTCGCTGCCCTTCCAGACAGAAGTCTGGGTTCCAAGGTCGATGATCCGGTAGCACCGGGCCACATGCGAACCAGCCGGCGGGGGAGCAAAGTCACTACCACCGCCACTGTTGTTTGCTGAAACGATAAAACTCATCTTCGCCTCCTTCTCGTGAAAAAACCTTTCGGCCATCGAGACCTGCTCGTGATAGGCCTGCGATCCGTCGTCTAGTTGGTCATCCATTGGGTGCCTCCCTAGTGACTAGACGTGAGTGTACCCCCTGCCATTTGAACGTGTCAACACCCCCGTGTACACTGCAGTCTGGACTCAAATGGAGGCTTTATGACGCTGATCGAATACATCAAGGGATTGAACCTGCGCGAGCGCGAGGATCTGGGCCGGCTGGGCGGAACGACCGGGGCGTACATCACGTCCATGATCTACCGCAACGCATCCACGACCTCCTTGGCCGTAGCCGTGGCTATGGACAAGCACAGCGGGGGCAAGCTGGACTTCCGAACGCTGATGAACCGGGCTGAGGACGTGGACTGGGACTACATCAAGTCTGCCCTGAACAGCCGCAACAAAATCATGTTTGTGACTGAGACGGTCGAGGCAAAAGAAAGCTTGACGGCTGCCTGACCTGCTAGTAAAAAGGCAACCCCCGCGCATCGTCGGTGACAACGACAGGGTGCGCGGGGTTATACCGGTACTGTGGGATAGCTTGAAACACCGGGCGGGGCGGCGAGGCTAGCACCCCAGAGCGACAAGGCTGGCGGGTCATGCGACCGACGGGTCAGCGTGTGAAGGCAGATCTAGGATGGGCTAGGTCTGCTCACTCAGGGTCAGATCACGAGGCCTCAGTAGTATCCTTCTGGCCTCATACTCAAAAAGAATTCAAACAGAGTATTGACACCTGTTGAACCTTCCATGTAACTTCTCGCTTGAGGAGGACGCATGGAACTCAATCACTTCCCGATCAAGATTTCGGTCAACCGCGAGGCGCGGGTGGCCTGTGTCACGCAGATCGTCCCCAACGGGGAACCGCAGAAGCTTTTCATTCACGCCGATCAGGCTCTGGAGATTGCTGACTTCCTGAGCAAGGAGTTCAAGCGCAGGGGCAAAGGCGTACCTGAAGGGGCGGACGCAGACTTTGAGCGGTTCTGGTCTGCCTACCCTGTCAAGACATCCAAGGCTGGTGCGCTGTCCTCTTGGAAGCGCAGCCATGCCAATAAGCACGTTGAAAAGATCCTCGCCCATGTCGAAGCGATGAAGGCCAGCGACCAGTGGAAGCGCGGATTCATTCCGCATGCGACCACGTACCTG